ACCCATAGCTGCAGGAAGGTGATTCAAATATGAGCGAGTACAGGATGGGTACTGTAACGACATTAGCCAGCGGAGCTCCTATGGTGACGTTCGACGGGGAGACAATTGCAAGTCAGAAGCTTTATAAGCGACTTGCGAGCTATAGCAGTCCTGCAGTCAGTGACCGGGTATTGCTGCTGAAGATCTCCGGAACATACGTCATTTTGGGGAAGGTAGTATAGTTACTCTTCCTCGAGTTTGATGTTATCCAGGGCATATCGCAGGGCCTTATTGATGAGATAATTCCGGGAGCAGTTCGACTTTGCAGCAATCTCATCGAGTTGCTCCTGGAGATCTTTATCAATCCGGATAGTAAAGTTAACCGATTCAGTTTTGTTCTTTTTTACAATAAAATTATCTTCCATGCTAACATTCTATACCACATTACAGTATAATAGTATGTTACAATATGTAACGTAAAATATGTTATTGGAGGTCGAAGTTATGAAAAAGCTATTCTCAATTCTGCTTATATTATCGCTTCTGAGCACGTTGACCGTGCCGGTAGTTGCTGCTGATAAAAACTCGAATATCACCCAGGATATCAGGGATCTCCTTGAGGAAAATTACAACGGTGTGGAGACAGAAACTCAGTTTCGCTGGTTCGTGGTCACTTTTACGGTGTTCAAGGATAAAGCCGGGGTAATCAATATTTGCGCTTACGAGGGCGACTACGACCGTTATTTTGGGCGAATTAAGAACTCGGACGCTCCAATGGATGAGAAGTCGGTGGCCATAGCAAATATCAAAAAGCATATGGAGAATATTGCGAAGGCCGTCATGAAGCAATACCCTGGCCAGAAGTTCAGCGGTTGGTATGAATCCAGCTATATTGGAGGTGGGGGTGAGGAGGTTGTTTTTTATCTTGACACTTGGACCAACGTGAAGGACAACAAGGCAACAAAGGATATTATCTGGCAGCCGAAACTTGATAGCGCTTGGATCCTGAAGTAGATATTAGAGAACGAAAGCACCTGGAATACTGGGTGCTTTTTATATTACTTAAAAGAGAAAAGGAGCGTGAATTCAGATGTATGAAATAAGGACACATGGGGTTGTAAACCTTCCAAAATCGCTTGCAGGTACTGATGCGGAGAGGTTGGCTTATGATACAAGCAATCTTGCTGCAGGTTCGATATGGAAAGTCATCGACTCCACAACACATAAAGTCACAGCTATGTGGGAATGGGACGGCGAAGCAAACTGGAATCATATCTTTTAAGGATGGTGACGACTTATGATAATAGATAACGAAGCCAGGATCATGGCTGGCAAGGCTCTTTCGGATATGGCAGAAATTGCGCGGTATCTCAGTACGCCCGATGTGTCATATGTTCACAGCGGTAATAAGCAGGTCGTTGTTTCGGCGGTAGATGTCAATACAGATATCTTTACTGCTGCCGCTCATGGCTTGGCAAACGGCGATATAGTTTTCCCTGTGATGAATGCTGATGCAGGGAATATATATCCGCTCAATGTATACGCCGGAGGACTGACATACAAAGGATATCCGGGGTATTATGTCGGGAGTGTGACGGCGAATACCTTTAAGCTGTATACCGATGCCGCGCTGACTACCGTTGTGGACATAACGGCCAACGCCAATATGGACCTGACGAAGTGGCATTTTGAAGTGCCCGTGCCCAATATGGTCATATCAAACATAAACGGCTTAAAAAAGGTTAGAGTACTTGTCAGAGGTAGAACTCTCAGAAGCCTTGGGTCATATTATCTCATGCCTAACGCCATAGACGGCTCACAAAATGAATGGCTGAGTAACGGAAGCACCGCCTACGGGAATGCAGACCTTGCAAGCTACGGAGATATTGCAATCGATCTTGATCTTTTGATAGATTACAACAGTTTTCTCACGATCAAGGCAAGGGGATTGTGCATAAGGTCAGCGACGGCAAGTACCGTCAGCAATACTGTTGTAGACAGGATGATGAAGTCTCCCAAATACAGGGCGGGCAGCATAACATCGTTATCCCTGACGGGTTTTTACCTTGCGAACGGTACTACGGTGGAGGTGTATAAGGCATGAAACAGGCTGAATACAACGCTTTAACGAGAGAAACTACAATCGCAGAAGTACCTGATGTTGAGATGCCAGTAACCGAAGTAACAGATGCCAAAGCGGAGGCGATTGAAGCCATTGAATCGGCAACGACGGTAGCGGGATTGAGGGCAGCAATGCTCAACTATATCAACGCTGGTTAGCCGCGCACTTGGTATCAAAAACGCTGTAATCGTACAGTGGAGGAAACATGGAATCAGAATGTGCTAAGTCAATATTAGGTACTGATCAATAATTTACATATCCTCCTATCTATTATAAAATATGTAGGTAGGAGGATATGCTTATGGCAACAATTAAAAAAGAGTATTCGGAAGATTTTACATTATCTCTACTGTTTCAAAACAGTTCGTTTACTAAGTTTTACGTTGAAAATAGAGAGATAATTAAGAAACCTATAATTTGGGCATCAGCAGTAGAAGATATTAAAGCAGAAATGACGTATGGGACAATATCTGGTGTTGGATATGTTATTTTCGCGAAAAAATTTCCTATACCAGTAAATATTGTTTTCAGTGCAGCACATGAACTCCAGCATATATTATGTTGCCAAGAAGGATATCCAGTTGTAAGTTTCATAAATGGCGGAATACCCTATATGCCAAGACTAAATAAAATCATTTCTGACATGATAAACGATCCAATAGTTAATTCAAAAATTATTAAGTATGGTTTTGATTTGTGGGAATACATAGATCGTGGAAATATAATACATTGTTCAGAAACAACTCCATTGAAAATAATTCCCCCAGAACATAAAGTGATTCTTACTACTCTTTTTGTGAAAAAGCAACTAGATTGGGAAACAGCATACGAGACATCGCCACTAAAAGAAAATATGTATGCAAAATGGCTAAAGAATAATTATCCGGATTTATTGCCTAAAGCCCAAGAATTATTGGATATGGTAAAAACGGTTGGATACGACTGCCCAGAAAAAGTAACAAGAATACTACGACGAACTATTCGCATATTAGGATTTCAAGATAACTTAAAAATTGATTATATAAACTAATTTCGCAATTGGTATCAAAATGCAGAAGGCCGGAGGTGCTAGAACACCCCCGGTCTTTTTATGCCTGCCTCTCGACTACGGGAGCCAGTAAAGGCAGGTTACATAATCATAACACAAATGAAACGGGAGGTGCAAGGATGTGGGAACTATTTAATAAGGTCTGTGACACGGTGCGTCCTGCAATGGCGTTTATCGGAGCCGCGGTCACTTATCTTATGTTTCCGGATACCAGTTTTATTGGCTGGTGCGCTGCAGTATGGATAGCAATGCTGCTTGATCTATTTACGCGCTGGAGAGTGATTTTCAAAAAGAATGGAGGTGTTGTGAGGGCATTCCGGACAAAAGCCTGGAATTCTCATGACATGTTCGAGAAGTCGAAGGATAAAATCATCACCTACCTGGTGATCATGATCCTCGCCGGGCTATCCTTTAGATTGATCGATATACCATTCATCAGTAACGCCGTAGCCACAGTGGTCTATGCGTTTTTGTTTTTCCGGGAATTCATTTCAAATGTTGAAAACCTCATTGAGGCAGGGGCCGACTATTTGAAACCGCTGCTATTCTGGGTGAAGAAAAAAGAAAAAGACGTTTTAAAAAAGGAGGATGAAAACGTTGAAGAGTAAGGATTTTATAGCAAAGATACTGAGCATCACGCCTTGTAAAACTGTCTACATGCTCGGCACTTTCGGCGCGCCGGTGACAGAAGCCCTGATTGCCGGCAAGGCAAAGCAGTTGTCCGATTGGTATACTGCGGCAAAGCAGGCGGAACTACGAAAGCTAATCGGTAAAGGATATTTTGCCTTTGACTGCGTCGGCCTCATAAAAGGGATTCTGTGGGGATGGACCGGGACAACGGCCGCATACGGCGGGGCAAAGTATGCCAGTAATAGTGTTCCGGACACCAATGCCGACGGCATGATTTCAAAATGCTCTGAGGTATCCACAGACTTTCGTAGCATTGTTCCGGGGGAAGCAGTATGGATGCCTGGGCATATCGGAGTTTACATTGGCGGCGGCAAAGTTGCCGAATGTACGCCAAAATGGAACAACAATGTTCAGATTACTGCTTGCCTGAATATCGGTTCTATTGCTGGACTGAACGGCCGTAAGTGGGTGAAGTATGGCAAACTGCCATATCTCGAATATGAGGAAAACACTCTTCTGCAGGCAGTTACCACAATCAGCGCAAGGATTTCCGGTGGGATAGACATAAAAGGATGGGCTGGAACTGACAAGGAGTGGAAAGCAAAGAACATTGACGCTCTGCTGCTGAAGATAGCAGCTGCATGGAAAGGATAAGGTGATCGAATGACAGGTGTAGTCAGGCAGCTCGATGGCATCGGCGGTGTAGTTGTGGAGTGCTCCTGTGTTACGGAATGTATGCGGAACAATCCGGATTTGTCACAAGCGCCGAACAGCACATACCCGAGAGCCGGGAAAGTACGGAAATGCATTCTGACGGGTAACCCTGATCATGGTAACCGGTGCGCTGCATACCCGCAGGATACAACATCTTGGTTGATCGATGATAACCCCGAAAACATTAAACAGATACCGACAAATGACGGTATCAAAAGATGATGATGAAAGGAAATGGTGAAATTATGGATAACATAATTATGGTACTTATAATTCTTTTGGCAGTGGCTGGAGCGATCGAGCGACTTGTTGAGGTAATCAAACCCGTATATCTTCAGGTGAAGAATGCGATCACAAAGGCGGGATTCCAGGAGTGCACAAAGTCTGAGAAAATCGTAATGAGTATTCTCCTAGGGCCAGCATTATGTATAATTACTCAAATCGGGATTGACATTCCGAGAGTTAATGAATCGGCGATCATTCAGTATATTTTAGCAGGCCTGTTGGCGTCCATGGGGAGCAATATTTTGCATACAGTTCTTTCTATTCTTTTGGCATTTAAGGATGCTGCCGAAGGCATCAAACCTAAACCCACTAATATGACGGTTAATCTCCAGGGCGGTGAAATAACTGCTACAGAAATAGCAAGAGTCATAAAAGACATGAATGAACAGACGAATAAAATAACCGGTATTACAGTGTGATCATAGCCCTGGGAGTAATCCTGGGGCTTTATTTTTTTATCAAGGAACAATCTATAAGATTAAGTGGCGGCAGCTTGTCCACTATGCCGCGGGTACCCCGCGACCTCCCCGGCAATTCCAGATCATCGGTTTCGGCCTGTCACCGGCAGGCCATCGTCAGGCGGGCATCAATCCAGATATCCGACAGCATTCAAACTGGCGTCGTAGACAATGCTGTACTCGCAAACCAGACCCAGCTCTTTTACACCATGTAGCACATAAAGCGGCAGTTTCCCATTGGAGATCCCGGAAAGGCTTTTAGCGTCTCTGGCATCATATTTCTTTAATAATTCTGCTGCCGAGTTGAACTGTTCGGCATCTTCACTGATAAGCATAAATTCGAGTGATTTGTAATCAAGATCATATTTTTTAATTATCGCCTGTTTCATATTAAATACCTCATTTCATTAATTTTATATTTTCATTATAATACATGTACCCATGTACATCTATTGTCATATTATACAAACATGTACCCATGTATTTGTGCAATATATACATGTACCTATGCGCATGTTGTGTGATATCATGAAATAGGATAGAGAGGTTGTGATTATATGACTACTGAGGCAAAGCTTCGAGCAAACGAGAAGTATATTTCCGAGAAGACGGATGAAATTAAGGTGCGAGTTCCGAAGGGGCAGAAAGCCAAAATAAAGGCATATGCTGAAGGGAAAGGTACTAGCTTAAATTCCTATATTAACGATTTGATAGAAAAAGATATGAGGTGATGAAAGCTCTCAGGGATTGACCTGGGGGCCTTTTGTTTCTATATACCATCGTTCACCGTCGAAATGTAGATAGAACTTTCGCTTTTTGACCTGGCAATAATATCGAAGTCCGCGTGAAAACGCTTTAAGACTATGTCCTTCGCGCATGGAGATAACTTTATCAATGATTATGGATTTATCATCCATAGAGAATGTCAGAGGCGTCATTTTGCCATCCTTATCCCATTTTACGGTAACCTCGACATATGTTATATTTAATTCATCGTGGATCTCTTTAACTGCTTTTTCCGCGTCGTGTGGATCAAATCCAAAAGGCATATTCTCACTCCGAACAAACATTTATCGTATTGTTTATTTAGTATAGTATATTACATTATCTGCGATTGTTAATAAATCATATTCGGAAAAATTGGATGAATTAACTTTTGATAGAGTATCAATGTTGAGTTCAAAATAAATATAAGGTTTCCACAGTATGTTTTTATATCTATCAGTATAAGGCGTGCTTACCAGCACCTTAAGCTGCTTCGCTACTGGTTTGTGAGTAAACGCGCCAATAAGCCCAAGAGCCATATTACTGCAGATTTCATCGTCAATTGTTGTGTCTGATAATGGGAAAAGATTATACTGAATCGTATATATACCCTTATCAATGTTTGCAGTCATGGCAGTAATGCCACTTTTATCTGAATCTTTTTCGCTCCAAATACCAAGTTTATCATACATATATCTCGTGGATGTCATATTTGCTTCTATGCTTGGCTTGATTATATATGCATAGATCAACAGTCCGACTAAAAACAAAAAGACTGCACTAATAATAATAATTGGCCCAAAAGGCTTTTTATTAGTTTTTAGCTGTACTATATTCTGGGTAATATCATTTTTATTATCCATCAAGTCTGCCTCTTGTTTTTTATTTACATCATATAACATTATTTTACAAAAGGAAAGCCCGAATTAATCGGGCTGGTTGTGACGGCGGCCAACAAATAATATCCAGTTGCCGAACCACCATGACATGTAATACCTCGTTCGTCCGAATGTCTTTATCAGCCATTCCTTATGCGCATTTTTCTTCGCTCTCTTTTTCGCCTTTTGTTTGGCAATCTTACTTCTGTTTTTGTAGCGGTTGGCCGCCATCCACATAAGTTTTTTCGTATTGAGTTTACTCAATTTCTTTCATCCCCGTTTCGTATAATATTTTTTTTGCTATAAAAGCCTAACGAAAGAGGGCATCAAGGCCGGACATATCCAAGCACACCTGCTTGAATTTTTGCGTTGCAGGCACATTTTTGAGCTTCTCACTGCAAATAATAACGTATGGTCGCACACCGAAATAGGGGTATAGGTCAGCCCGGTATTTCTCAAAGTCAAACTGCTTGCTTAGATGAACCTCGACGATCACTGGATGAACTATGCCCTTATTCCTCACATAAGCCAGCGCATCAGGACGGATATGGCCTATAGTGAATTCATTGTGCCATTCCAACACTTCATAAAGTTTTGACATTGAAACGTATATTTCAGCGCGGATAAGGTCGTGATGTATCTGCTGAAGCAAAGATTTTTTGTCCAGGTAATAAGCAAATGAACTGTCAATAGTTGAGCGAGTACGTTTGATAAATCCGCTGTCGGTGAGATATTTCAGCCGCTTTCTCGCGTACTGCGGGGAAGGGAAAAACAACCGGCTAATCTGTGAGATAGTCAGCACATGAAATTCATCGATGACATTAAGGATTTCTTGATCTCGCGATGTAATCATTCATTCACCTTCTTTAGATAGGGATTGATACAATTATCACGTAGGGCTTTCATTTTTGCCCTTTTTTCTGCTTGAATTTCTTCAGTAGATTTGTATAACCTATTCTTCTTTATGATGCTTCTAACATCCTCTGGCTCAATGTATAGGCATTGTACTTCTTTCAATTCGCCCAGATATTTCATAAGACATCGGCCTTTATTTTTTATTTTATCCGCACCTTTGACGTTTAAAATAACCTCTGAATCAACATCAGTACAGACGGAAAAGGCCAAGCGCGTAGGCATGCAGCCTTTGATAGAACCATTTATAATTTTTATGTCAGGCCTTTGCATTGAGCAGCAGTATAAAATGCCAACTTTTCTATCAAGGGCGACACGGACCCGGAATTTTTCAAGGAGATCCTCGCGTTCAGATATACGGCTGAATTCGTCTATAAAGCATATCTTGTAAGGCATTGCTCTGTCTGGGTATATTTTATTCCATGCGCTTAAATTCTGTATGTAATGATTTTTGCGGACACTGGCAAACAATCTTAGCCTGCGTTCCGATTCTGCGTCCATCTCGTCAAGGAGTTTATTAAAGTCCTCTGGCGTTTTGCCATAGGACCGGACTTTTTTGCAGCCCCAAAAGATGCCGAGTTCTGCATCTTGGAAGTCGATAAGGTGAATATCTAAATCGTACTTATTTTGGATTAAGGAAAGTATCATTGTTCGCAAGGCACTTGATTTTCCGCTTTTAGGTTCACCCGCCACTAGGGTTTGTATGGCTTCATCCAAAGAGAAATAAAACTTGCCTTCATGCGTATAGCCCAATAATACTTCCGTGGGATCCTCACGATCTTCATACTCATATTTATAGTTGGTGCCAAGGTTCATTTGTGTCAGCTTCATAATGAGGTTCTTGTTAAAGCCATACTCTACCTTACTATTTAACGCTTGCTCGATTTCTTGTTGTTTCTGTTCAAAGTGCTTCTGTGCGACACCGTCCGGCATATGTACGACAAGAGTATTGTCTATATGTTTTATTACAAGGGGAATCTGGCCTTCGCTGTTTTTTATATTGCAAGCTTTAAACAGTTTCTCGTATTTGCTTTCGTGCAGCATATAAAGTTCCAGAGCTGTTAGCAATCCCCCGAGGGCAATGAAGCCAATCGTGTATATTGGTGATACTCCTAAGTACTCACGGAGGATATGACCGAATCCCCCTAATGCCATAAGTATTAATCCGTCGCCGCCTTGCTTATCCATGCGCCGCGCGCCCCCCGCCCACATCCCCCGCCCACCACCCTGACTCCGCCGCTCCAATGAACTTGCTTTTCTTATTATTAAGTAAATAAGCACGTTTGCAAGACATAGGACGGACCATAGAGTATCACGGTTTGGTACGGGGTTTGGTATATACTCTGATACTATACATACGAAAGGGCAGTAGAAAAATTGCACGTCCGAGTAGAAATTATTTTAAAGAAAAAATCTCGTTGACTGACATTTTTAGAACAGAGGATATTTTTAGAGCTGTTTCCAACGCGGGGACAGTACCATTTTCATAGCGGTTATACTGCCTAAAATCGATTTCTAGGAAGGATGCAAACTCCGTCTGATTCATCATATATTCTTTCATCCGGATCTCTTTGAGACGGTTTTGAACCATGTTTATCACCCCGATATAGGTTTCGCTGGAGTATTATGCTTATCCTTTTATTTCCGCGATCATTTTAGCTTGTCCGGAACGTATTCGATTATATCTGATATTTGGCAGTCAAGCTCCTTACACATTGCATGTAAGTCCTTTATCCGAGCCTCCTTCACATACCCGTGATAATAAGCAAAAACTGTAGGCTTTCGGATTTCAGTTTTTCTGGAGAACTCAGCCTGGGACAATTGATTTTTTCTTAAGAGTTTTCTTAGATGCCATTTTAACATGATGTTATCCCCTCATAGGGGATTTTATCACAGGATTTTCAATACATATCCAATTGTTACCGTGTGAGTAACGATAAGTTACGGATGATGGTTTATGACTGACATAGAAGTCGTTTTATTAAGTTTGTGTTACAAGCCATATTTTCGACAAATCAGAAATATATTACACCCCCTTTATTTACCTGCATTTGCGAATATCTATAGTAATTCTGGGTACCGAATTAGGTCATGAGGATTGCCCAGATGGTCTATTGTCAATAGGTCCATGGAAGTATTACAATAAATTTACAACATATTGTATGCGTCAAAAGTCAAGTACTATTGCTGAAATTTCATGGTTGATTTTCCAAGCGGCAGATGTAAAATAAAATAAAAGAACAATTGTTCGACAGTAAGGAGAGGTGCAAGTGGAGGAATTCTCGGATTGTATAAACCAACTTATCGAAAACAGGATTGAATCCACAAATGATGAAATTGCAAAAGAAGCATGGTACCAAGAATTGCAGGATCAACTGGTCGTTCTCCAGAAGGGTCAACCTCGTGAAACCAAAGCGCTTATTTCCAAGAACAACGAAATCAACTATGAAATTTTTCAAAGGACTATGATGAAGATCTACCGCCAAGGATTTATTGATGGTATGCAGTCGGGTTTTATCATGGCACCCAAAATGGCACCCAAGTAATAATTCACATATAAAAGATATCCCATTCGGGATAAACCGAAATACAAGGAAAGTGATAGTGCCCTCGAAGTGAGTAAAAATTAGTACCCCTGAAAATCGAGTAAAATAGCACGTTCCCGAATGGGACAAAAAACGCCACGCACAGGACTTAAAATCCTGCGGTGGCAACATCATACGGGTTCGATTCCCGTCTTCGGCACCAAGGGTTTCGGGGTTTTCCTCGGAGCCTATTTTTATGCTTTGGCACCCGTTTTGGCACCTGACTTCTTTTTCTTTTTCAAAACATTATTAAGCTTGTCCGCTGATTTTTTATCCATCTCTTTCAAGACGTGCTGATACTTTCTCACCATATCAACGGTAGACCAACCGCCGCGCTCCATAATTTCTTTCTCAGAAACACCATGTTTCAGCATCATGGTACCATTGAAATGCCTCATATCATGAAGTCGTATGTGTGGAAGGTTATTGGCTGCTAGAAATTTGCTGAAAGCCTGACTTACGCTTCCTGGATGATATTGCTCGCCATCAAGCCTCACATAAAGCTTCCCTATACCCCGGCATCGTCTTAATGTCGGCATGATAACACTTGGTATAGCAAAGCTACGTTTACTCTTTTTTGTTTTAGGATCCTTTTCGATCACGCCCTCTTCTTTCGTGGGTACCCTGTTTCGCTGCACATTTATGATCTCGTTTTCGAAATCGATATCTTCCCACGTGAGACCGAGGAGCTCCCCGCGCCGCAGTCCGCACATACCGGCGATCAGAATAAGGGCTTCCATCCTATGGCCTACGAGCTTGTCCAGAAGCTCAGCAAACAATTCCTCATCATATACGGTAGGAATATATTCATCAGGACTCGGAGCATCAACGCCATCACAGGGATTCTTCTCCATCTTTTTATCTCCGACGGCTTTTTTGAAAGCTCGGTGAAGTATCCGATGTACCTGGAGGAGTGTCTTTTCCTCATATCCGATTATGTCGGTACCATCTGGGTTCTTTCCTCTAGGATTGGCAGTACCGTCGAGGTTTTTGCTTCTATTCACAGATCGCAGTGTATTATATAAATTTTCGATGTGCATCGGCAGGATCCTGCTCAAGATAATATCGCCAATGTATGGATTGACAAGAGTATTTATTTTTTGATCATAGCCTTCCCTCGTAGTTTGGGCCCACTTCCCCCCATAAACATCAAAATAGGTTTTGAGCCAGCCTTGGACGGTCAATGTATCGGCATTGGTTATATCGATATCTTTATACCGTTTTAAATATGCATCCATTTTACGCTTGACTTCTTGCCGACCGGCATTTCCCTTGATTGTGCTTGTTAATCTTTTGGGGTTCTTCTTTTTACCTGTAAAGGGATCTGCGGGAAAGTTTATTTCTGCGACCCACTGTTTATTATTCCGCTGGAATACAGTAGTTTTGATCTCATCCATTATCTTTTTCCTTCCCTCTTATATACATTGCGTAAGAAAATAATTCTTTTTTCCCTTCATCAGAAAGACTATTGTATATCTCAACAAGTGCGTTCGTAGTATTATCTCTGTATCTTTCGGCATTGGGGCTACCCATAAGCCAATCCAGGCTTACATTAAATTTCTCTGCGATTTTTAGCCCAAGCGCTGCCGGGATTTCTCTTTCTTCTTTTTTATTGGCCCCTGTATACCGATATACTGAACTTCTATTTATATCAAAAACTTTTGCAAATTCTTCAGCGGACATATCAAGTGAGTCAATTAATTCCTTTAACCTATTCAATTCAATAATCCTCCGATTATGTTTTTATTTTAATACTTGCATTATATAATAGAATACTTTCAAATGTAAATAAAAATTTTCCCAAATAGGAATAAAATCTATTGACAAGCAATAAGGTAATAGATTACAATGAAATTGTTCCCAAACGGGATAACCATTATACGAAGATATATAGGTAAAAGTTACAAAAGGGGGATAAAAGCTAATGTCAACTCTAAAACCCAAGCCCCATGAACGCGTCCGTGCAGCTATGGATTTGTCAGGTTACAATAACTACGAAAGCCTTGCAAATGCCATAGGAATGTCAATCTCCGCATTCACAGCAAAAATAAATGGTAAAAGAGAGTTCACCCTGCAAGAGTGCAATCGCATTGCGGGAAAGCTCAACACGACTCTTGACGCAATTTTTTTTGCACCCATTGTTCCCAAACGGGATAAAAAATAAATATTTCCATGCCCCCGCTAATGTTCACCCTCCTCGGGAGGGCTTGTTCCTTGTCAACATAATAGCGTGCAAAATCCATACGAAAGCGAGGTGAGAAGTATGGCAAACAGGAATGAAGAAATAATTCTGAAGGCTTTTGATGCTTTGGAAAAAGAGTTAGAAAAAGAGCCTATATCAACAGACAGAGTGACAGCTCTTACTGGAGTGATAAAGACTCTTTCGGATATCAATCCGATGATTCCGTTCCGAGGTCAGAAATCTCCTGATAAAACTGCTTAAGAATTTCGGCACAATCGTCTGTGTCTATCGGTTTGGTAGAGTCTTTATGGTTCCACGCTTGCATAAATGCTGCCGTAAGCTCTACCGCCAATTCTTTATCTGACTTCACAGTACATACCTCCCTTCGACATAATTCTATACCTTGTGGGAGGAATTAACAATAGAAGAGGTGCTAGGATGTCTACAAATGACATGCGCGGCCACGTCATCGCCGCCTATCCCAGCGAAGAGTGGAAGCGAAAAGTACAAATGATGAACGACACCCAGGTGCTCGCGATATACAAAAGCTTACAAAAACGAGGCAAGGTCAAGTAGGAGGTCGTCATGAAGCAGCCTAAACGTCTCACCAGGGCAATGAAGATCAAGCTCAGCAAGAAGGGCTTTAACCCGGAAGAATACCGCTGCATCGAATCCACACCGAGGGGCTTTACGGTCAAGAAACGGGACGGCAGCGGGTGGCCGGTGGAGTTTAAAACATGACACGCAACTGCTTCCGCTGTCTGTATCAGGAGTCGTTCAGATGCCGAAACAATCCCGCAGACAAACCCTGTCCAGACGGTATGAGCTACATAGAATACACCGGATCAACCGTAAGGCAGTGCTTGGAAGCTACAACGGAGATATACCAAGACGGGTACATCCACTGCCCGATTATCGACAGTATAGGCTGCGTAGAGTGCGAGAAGAGGTTCGGGGACGGAAGCAACTGGGAGTACGAAAAGGATCAGAACTATGAACGGAAGCCGAGATGGCTTGAGGAGGTCAAAGAAGTGGCAAAGAAGCAATACTGGACTAAATGCGGCGGTGTGTTTTTTAAGAACTCCACAGCGGAGGTTACGGGATTTGAGCTTACCGAGAATGATAAGGGTCAGATTGTGATCGATCGGTGCGCCCATTGCCCATGGCCAGTGGAAGTAAAAGAGGGTTGGCCTGAGCAGGTCCATAAGCGTTGGGAATGTCGTGCCGGATCCGCAGAGCCTAACCATAAGACAGAATGGCGTGGATCCCTCGAAGACAAGAACACAATTCAGATTTACAGTCTGGATCATCAGCTCATGGAGGAGATCATTGCTTTCTGCAAAGATCATCCCGAGTTGGGCGCATCCTATAACGCTGACAGTCAGGCCGACTGCCGACGTACTGTATCTGTCAACTGCAGCTCCAACAAAAAGGGCATAGCAGCCAAGAAGGCGCTCATTGAGAAGTTTTTCCCCGCGGCAGATAACTCTCAGGTTGATATACAAGTCATACATACTTGTAAAGACTGTATCAAGGCTCTCGACAATGACGGTTTGCCCGGATACTTATATTGTAAGTTTAAGAGCACGCGGGTCCATCAGGACCATGAAGCATGTGCTCAATTTGCTCAGCCCGTAGATAACAAATGCGGCCAATATGAATGTCCTTTTAATGATTATGATGGCGGTTGCTGTTTCGCTGATGAGGATCCGGAGAGTGACGGTTATCAATCCGATGTCGTATCTGCTGTCAAAGAACATGGTTGTAACAACGAGGATATTCTTTTAGCTTATAAAATCATCACTGATCCGGATTCGTGCGATTTGAAAGAAGTGGATTCCTCCGGAAGTGAAGAGTTGCCGGATGAAAATGCCTGCCCGCACGGTAAACTAAGCTGCGATTGCAGATGTATTCAGTGGGGCGGTCAGTGTGATGTCATACGCCGCAAGGATTGGGACAGATATTATTTTGTAAAGGAATTTGCTGAATACAATATCGATTGTGATGTGTTCCGGAAGTTGGCTGCTGAAATTATTGCAGAAAAAGAGAAGAAGCCCGCACCGCTTACTACATCTCTTGAACCGGCAGAAGAAACGCCTGTTTCTGCAGCGTTCGACTATTCCACAGTAGATGCAGATACCGCCAGTTTCCTGCAGGAGAAGGCCAACAGGATCACCGAGATCCGAATCAAGTCAGTGGTAGCAATCGGCAAAGAATTTAAAGAGGCTCAAGATAGGCTTGCCAATAATAAGACCGGAACATTCCAATCATGGGTTAAGTCTTTGGGCATTGATCCAAAAACAGCTTACAACTACATAAATGGATTCAATTATATTATGGAAAATTTCCATAATATCGAGGATGCTGAGAAAATTCAACCTTCTCTTCTCTTCGCTGCGTCCAAACCTTCGGCGCCCAAGGAACTCTCCGACAAGGTGGCCGCCGGTGACATTACCAGCCATAAGCAGTATAAGGAACTGGAGAAAAAGCTTAAGGATGTTGAGGACCGTTTAGAGAGGACCGACAGTCTTAAATCTGAGGCTGTCGATAAAGCAATCAAAGCCGAGCAGGACAAACGGAAGGCTGAGAAGATGCGCGATGATAGTATAGATGCCTTTAAGAAGGATCTCGATAACCTTCGTCAGCAGCTCGAGCAGGCGAAGCGTAACGGGGATCCCAAGAAGGTTCAGGAGCTCGGCGAGAAAATTCGCGGGTACCAGGAAGATATCGAGGATTATCAGAAGCAGATCGGCAATCTGAACGTTCAGCTCGCTGAGAAGAATAAGCAACTGAAGGACCGCCCGATCGAAGTGGAGGCCACCAGGACTGTGGAAGTCATACCGGATGAGATTAAAGATGCGATCTGTAAAAAGGTTGCCGCTGCATATGTAGGGCTTAACAGCCTGGGTCTCGCCGAAATACAAATATTTGCCGCTGGCGTGGATCCTGATCATCAAAGCGATGTGATTGACGAGATCCAGAATGCTATCAGCATTCTCTCGGTTATTGAACGCGAGATCCATAACACTAATTATGCCGCGGCCGTCGAAGAAGCAGCTGCCACTTCGGAGCCGGCAGGCAACTGCGGGGACTGCATTCATTCAAATATCGATAAGGCCACCCCAGAGCAGATCGATGCAGACCAGACCTTCTGTGAAAACACCGACCAGGTTGTCGACCTTGACCATTCCTGTTCCAATTACCGGGCCTGCTGGGGAGGTAATGCAAAATGATGTATGAGAGGTTAACGCGAAAAACAGAAAGTGACATTAATTTTACCTACATACCGTTGAATGAAAGCCATCTGATTATTAAACAAAATTACCCCGAGCAATGTTATACAGGCAAAATTGTTGACCACCTTGCTGCCTACGAGGACGGCGGATTATCACCGGAAAAGGTACAGGAGCTTGCCAAGGCCAAGGCAGAAGGACGGCTTGTGGTGCTGCCGGTGCCGATTGGCGGAGAGTATTACATAATCCGTTGGAATAAAACAGTTTGCGGTCCATTGCCAGTATATTCATGGAATGTACTTTTGATATCTGAGAAGATTGGAAAAGAAACGTTCCTGACCCGCGAAGCCGCAGAAAAGGCACTGGAGGGAGGCGGGCAGAAGGGATGAGAACGAAGACCATACGGCAACTAATTTCTATTCTGATACCTCTATTAATTTTCTTGGCTGTTGCTGCCCACATTATTCAGGATCAGTGGACGGCAGACAAATGTCGGCGGCTTACAAGCCAGAATGCTGAATTAAAACAGACCCTTTGCAGTTTGACAGAACAGTTGAAACAGGACGAAACGTACATATCGGACCTGAACCGGAAGATAAGTGAACTCCGGCAGCGGGAGAAGTCCGACAGGGGCAGCGACCGCCCGGAGCTCCTCGGTACATATACAATCACAGCATACTGCTCCTGTGAGGAGTGCTGCGGCAAGCGCGACAGGCCAGACGGTAAAGTAATTGGGGCCGCCGGCGTGGAGTTAACTCCCGGGGTATCGGTAGCCGCCCCGCTGCCGTTCGGCACCGAACTCATGATCGACGGCCGCCGTTATGCGGTCCAGGACCGGGCAGCCGACTGGATCGTCGACAGATACGGTGGAAAGATCATTGACATTTACTTCAGCAGCCATGAAGCGGCACTGAAATGGGGCAAGCAGGTGTGTGAGGTTTACGCAGTTCGGTAAAGACTGGAGGGATTTTGATGGATTGGATAGGCAGGAAAGTAAAGATTGTCAGGAAAGACCATCCGCACTATGGAGAAAGAGGAACGATAGTTCGAGAGACAATGACTGCATTGGGTAAGGTTGGCACTGTCATAAAGCTTTACGACTGTGTTCATGGCGTAGACGAATGTTTTATCTTCAATCAAAACGAAGTTGAGTTTATTGGAAGGAACCAATGATATGAAGCCTGAGGATAGAAACAAATACGAAACTGGCGTCAATAAAGTCTCAGGGACATACGCGAAATGTGCCAAGCTCAGGAAAGCATACGCGGTAATCGATAATCCGTACTCCATGAAGCTCGAGCGCCGCGAGGCCGAGAAGGTAGTCCGGGAGATCCTGGCAGAGGATGCAGAGCAATAGGTTCGGTGAGCTCCATAAAAGCTCATCACCAAGCCCACGTACGGGGGGTCAGTAGGCAGATAACAGGTTGTAGCTGATCTGCCTCATCATAAAAAGACAGGAGGTGACACAACAATGTGGGGCATTTTCGGAACAAACTGGCAAGACGTGCTGATAGTAAACGGCAAGCCAGCGGCGATCAACCAGGTCCGCGGATACCCCAGCGGATTTGTCTAGTTACTTACCGGGTCGCTACGAGACAGCGGTGACTTGATAACAATTAATTTATTGCTAATGAAAGACAGGGTGATTCCCATGAGACGTCTCGGATAATCGAACCTGAATAAAATACAAGATCATAAGCGGTCGGTATCGGCCGGCCGCTTTTATGGGCGGATGGCGAAATTGGTAGACGCGCTGAAAGGTGCCGGGGATTGCAACTGAATGGGAATAGTAGGGTTTGCAACTCGTTAAGGGACAAAAAGGTATGACTGCCGCACTTGCTGAAGGTCATCATTGCAGGTTCGAGTCCTGCTCCGCTCACCAGCCGAAAGGCAAATAAATTATGGAGGTCGGTTTTAATGAAAAAGTCAATTTCAAAGGTCGCCTTGCTTTTAATCATTGTAATTGCAACAGTGTTGCTGCCTGGATGCCAGCGCGAAGCAGACAAGGTAAGTTATAACCTGTCGATGGAGGCTGACAACTTCAACGTTGCAAGAAAGCTAACAGTGATTAATCAGAGGACAGATACAATTCTGTTCCAGATGACAGGCAACTTCTCAATCGAGAAGGAAGCAGACGGAGATCTGGCCGTTATAGGCGAAAACGATAACGGCACGTATTACAAGCACTTCGTATACCTGTCGAGCGAAATATCCTACATAGTTGAAGACCTCGGGAAAACAACTGTTAACAAGCATAAGTACGAGATCAATTTTAATCCCGAAATGCTTATTCCGGTTGAGGCAACAGTAGTTGACTAAGCATTAACCTTCTGCCGGGTGGTTCCCGGCCCAGCCGAAAGGCGTAAATACACGAGAGGAGGTCGAGGTCATTGCCGATACTTGAGAACTGGCAACTCATAAATAATCACCTGTACGGCGAAATCCACAACGACGAAAAGGGGAGGTTTCCTGACGGAACACCAATAAGGACATCAACTCTTCAGGAGATCAACGAAGCAGAGGGCTACGCGCAAACCCTGAACACCCGTTACACCCTCGGAAAGAAACTGAAAGTAGAATAAGGAGGTCGAGGTAATTGAGAACAAGAGAAGCAGCGAGAATTCTTAGAACAGAACAGGATCCTGAAAGACTTGCAAAACAAATAGTCAACATGGGCACGGATACCTATTTGAAAGCGAGGGTATTCAACCAAAGAGCAGGTCTGGATTATCGGCAGCCCGATGAAAAAGAAGTAAAGGAAGCATTGAAGGGACAGCGTATCAAAGGATATCTCACGAAAGTCCTAACTAAACCGAAAAGGCGTGAGTGCATCACGAGATCTATCAAGCGCAACATTATCCGGGGCATTGCAAAGCGCGAAGCCACAAAGGGCAGCGATAATCGTTTCTGGCGCCGCAATCGTTTCAAATCGCTATGGAATAACGCAGTATAAGGGAGGTGGCCGGCGCTATGGACAAGTTAATTGGTATCATCTGCATCCTGGTCGCCGTCGGCGCCGCCTTCTACGGCGGTATGAACTACGAAAGAGCCAGGAGGCAAGCGGAACTGGCAAAGTCTCTGACCCGGATAAAAACAAGAAAACATTTTAATGGGAGGTCGTAATCATGCCTCAAGTGAAATGCCCCTGGGATATGTGCGCGAACAATCAGGACGGGTACTGCGGGGCGGAAGATGTTGAACTCAAGAACGTTTCACCCGACTCGGATGACAGCATGGTCTGCACGAATTACATTAAGCCTCAGTAAAGAAAAAAGCACCTTCAAAAGGTGCAAATCAAAAATCCAATTTCAGTATATCAACAGAAGAGAAGGAGGTCAACACGTAAATGAGCGGTATAAAGATAAATAAGCTTGAAATTGAAAATGTCAAGCGCGTAAAAGCTGTCAAGATTGAACCGACAGCGAACGGTCTTACCGTGATAGGAGGGAAAAACAACCAGGGCAAAACGTCTGTATTGGATTCCATAGCATGGACGCTCGGTGGGGAGAAATTCCGTCCGTCAGACGCCCAGAGAGAGGGATCCGTTATTCCTCCGAACCTGCAAATAGTTCTTAGCAATGGCCTTGTAGTTGAGCGTAAAGGGAAAAACAGCGAGTTGAAGGTTATTGACCCGACCGGCAACAAAGGGGGGCAGCAGCTGCTCAATGAATTCGTCGAACAACTCGCTCTGGATCTGCCCAAGTTCATGCAGTCCAATAATAAGGAGAAGGCCAATACCCTACTTCAGATAATCGGCGTCGGGAACAAGCTTTATGAACTTGAAAGGCAGGAGCAGGAGTTTTACAACAAGCGCCTCACAATTGGCCAGATCGCAGACCAGAAGAGGAAGTTCGCAAAGGAACAGCCTTACCATCCGGACGCACCGAAGGAACTCGTATCGGCATCTGAACTGATCAAGCAGCAGCAGGATATACTGGCTCGGAACGGCGAGAACAACCGGAAGCGCCAGAACCTTCAGTATCTACAGAACCAGGCTGATAGCATTCAACGTCAGATGGATGATCTCCTGCAAAAACAGGCGGCGGTCTTGGCTGATCTTGAGATCGCAAAGAAGTCCGCTCTGGATCTGCACGATGAGTCAACCGCTGAGCTCGAGCAGAACATATCCAATATCGAAGAGATCAACCGTAAGGTTCGGGCAAACCTTGATAAGGATAAAGCTGAGGAGGACGCCCAGGACTATTCCAATCAGTATAATGCATTAACCGCCAAGATTGAAGGCATTAGGAAATCGAAAATGGATCTGTTGCAGAGTGCAAATCTTCCTCTTCCAGGACTGTCGGTCGTCGATGGCGAGCTTACATACAACGGTAAGAAGTGGGACTGCATGAGTGGATCCGATCAACTCAAAGTGTCCACTGCGATCGTGAGAAAGCTTAATCCCAAGTGCGGGTTTGTATTGCTGGATAAACTCGAGCAGATGGACGTCAATACGCTTCATGAGTTTGGAGCTTGGCTTGAGTCAGAAGGACTGCAGGCTATAGCAACCAGGGTGAGCACCGGTGACGAATGTAGCATTATCATCGAAGACGGGTATGTTGTCGGCCAGGAAAAAGAACCGGAACAGAAGCCGGAACCGGCAGCGCCGCAAACTGCTTCATGGAAAGCCGGTGAGTTTTAGTGGTAAAGGATACGATTATCAACCTTTGGAAACTCATCGATCGCCCGGGAATTGATAACCTTATAAAGTTTATAAGTGAGGAGTCTGATTTCTTTCAGGCTCCCTGCTCCACAAAACACCACCTTGCAAAGCCAGGAGGTCTTGCTGAACACAGTTTAAACGTTTACACCTTGCTATCGGAGAAGGTCAAGTACTTCAAAATTGAGGTTCCATTTGAATCCGTTATAATCTGCTCTCTTGGACATGATCTCTGTAAGGTCAATTTCTACAAAGAAGGCGGGGAACCATGCAGCGAAGCTCAATATAACTATCTTTGCAGCCTATTGCAGCAAAAAGCTGAGTTAGTCATGGCAGATATGGTCCTGACTGGACTTGTTGAAAACAATCAGTTTCGGAGATCTATACCGGCGGCAAGTGCAACTATCCTGATCGATTGGATGAAGAATAGGCCCAAAGATCCTTATCCCGAACTGCCGATCGTATATTCCGTCGATGACAAACTTCCTTTGGGCCACGGTGAAAAGTCGGTAAGCATTCTTCAGGACTTTATCAAACTGACTGATATTGAAAAACTTGCGATTCGCTGGCATATGGGATCATGGGATCTAAGCAGTTACTCAGGCACATGGGCCTTCAATATCGCAAACGGAATGACACCATTGGTATCACTTCTGACGACAGCCGACTTTGAAGCAAACAATATCTTGGAGAAAGAGGAGAGTGATCTCGATGCAAATCACACGAGGTAAAATACCAACAGCACAAAAGATAATCATCTATGGACCCGAGGGAATAGGCAAGTCAACTTTCGCCTCACAATTTCCGAACGTCATCTTCATCGACACAGAAGGAAGCACGAAACATATGGATGTTGCAAGGCTTCCGAAACCGTCCAGTTGGAGTATGCTCCTCGAGAGCGTTAAGTATATCAAAACGCATCCGAACGAATGCGGCACTCTCACCATTGATACGGCCGATTGGGCTGAAAGGCTTTGCATAGAAGATATATGTGCAAAGTATAAAAAGACTGGCATCGAGGATTTCGGGTATGGCAAGGGCTATGTTTACCTTGAGGAAGAATTCGGCCGGCTCCTGAACTTGCTTGAAGAGATTATCGAACTCGGTATCAACGTAGTCTTTACCGCCCACGCTCAAATGAGAAAATTCGAGCAGCCTGACGAGATGGGATCCTATGACCGCTGGGAAATGAAGCTCGAGAAAAAGACAGCTCCTATGATCAAGGAATGGGCTGATATGGTATTGTTCGCTAACTACAAGACCTATGTTGTCAAGACTGACGACAATAAGCATAAAGCCCAGGGCGGGAGTCGTGTAATGTACACTACTCATCACGCCTGCTGGGACGCTAAGAACCGTCATAATCTTCCGGAAGAAGTGAAATTTGATTACTCCGAAATTGCTCACTGTATACCGGCCAACGGTTCATATATTCCGAGTACTCCGGCAAATGTTCCGGAGTCTCCTGCACCGTCGCCCGCAGTGAATGAACTTGCCAAAGATAAGCCTGCTCAGGAAACCAAGGCGCCTGTCGAACCGCCTAAACAGCAGGATACCAAAGATAAAGTTGCTGAACCTCAGCAGAAATATACCGAAGATTTGTCCGGGATTCCGAAGCCTCTTGCCGACCTGATGGCTGATAACAATGTCACCATACTGGAAATTCAGAATGCTGTCGCCGGCAGAGGCTACTACCCGAAGGACACACCCATATCAAACTACGATTCAAGTTTTGTCTCTGGTGTACTTGTTGGCGCCTGGCCGCAGGTATTCCAGATGATACTCAACAGTAGACCAGTACCATTTTAATTACAAAGGAGAGCGATAGTTATGGCAATCAATGAAGGTTATGAAATTGGCTGGGAAGGCCAGATCGAGAACGACGGACCGGAATTTGTAATACTTCCGGAAGGAGACTACGATTTTGAAGTAGTCAGTTTTGAACGCGGACGCTATCCTGGCGGCGACAAGTTACCGGCTTGCAACAAGGCAATCGTCAGCATCAAGATTGAGGTACCCGAGGGAGAGACTATAATCAAGCACAATCTTTACCTGCACAGTTCAACGGAAGGATTGCTCTGCGCGTTCTTCACTGGAATTGGCCAACGCAAGCATGGCGAAAAATTCACCATGAACTGGAACAAGGTAGTTGGGTCTAAGGGCAGGGCAAAGGTTGGAATCAGGAAACATGAAGGTAAAGAATACAACGAAATCAAGAAGTTTTATGAGCCCGAAGATAAGCCTAATGTTGGCTTCCAGGCAGGGAGGTTTTAGCAATGCAGCTAAGACCATATCAGAAAGAAGCCAAAGAAGCTATACAGGCTGAATGGGAAAAGGGTATCCGAAGGACGCTTCTGGTATTGCCAACCGGTACCGGTAAGACGATCGTTTTCAGCAAACTAACGGAAGATAGTGTCCGAGACGGTGAGCGGGTTTTAGTACTCGCTCACCGCGGTGAGCTGCTTGACCAGGCTGCTGATAAACTGAGTAAATCCACCGGACTGGGATGCGCTACTGAAAAAGCAGAAGAATCCTGTCTTGGCAGCTGGTACCGAGTCGTTGTCGGAAGCGTGCAATCGCTAATGCGTGAGAAGAGGCTTAGTCAATTCCCGCAGGACTATTTTGACGTGATCATAGTCGATGAGGCGCACCATTGTATATCTGATAGCTACCAGAGAGTGCTTGAATATTTTAAGGATGCAAAGGTACTCGGAGTCACAGCCACACCGGACAGAGGCGATATGAAGAACCTCGGCCAATACTTCGAAAGCCTGGCATATGAGTACACGCTTCCCAAGGCTATCAAAGAAGGTTTTTTGTGCCCGATAAAAGCCCAGACTATACCGCTTAAGCTCGACTTGACTGGCGTCGGCATACAGGCCGGCGATTTCAAAACCTCCGATTTGGGAACGGCGCTCGATCCTTATCTTTATCAGATCGCTGACGAGATGGCCAAGTGCTGCATGGACCGAAAGACTGTTGTTTTCCTGCCGCTGATCAAAACCAGCCAGAAATTTACGGAAATTTTAGCTGGTAAAGGGTTCAGGGCTGCAGAGGTTAATGGAGAGAGTGCTGATCGCGAGCAGCTCCTAAAGGACTTCGATGCAGGAAAATACAATGTGCTTTGCAACTCTATGCTACTGACCGAAGGATGGGACTGTCCGTCGGTGGACTGCATCGTGGTTTTACGGCCGACGAAGATCAGGAGTTTATATTGCCAGATGGTAGGACGCGGTACCCGATTGAATCCCGGGAAGGAATATCTCTTGCTGCTCGACTTCCTGTGGCACACTGAGAGGCACGAATTATGCCATCCTGCTCACCTTATATGCGAGTCTGAGGAAGTCGCCCAAAAGATGACAGAGAACGTCGAGGTCGCCGGATGCCCGGTCGACATCGAGGAAGCTGAAAAAGCAGCTACCAGTGATGTAATCTCTGCCCGGGAGGAAGCGCTCGCCAAACAGCTTGCCGAAATGAAGAACCGCAAGCGTAAGTTGGTAGATCCGCTGCAGTTCGAAATGAGCATCCAAGCTGAAGACCTAGCCAACTACGTCCCGGCTTTCGGATGGGAAATGGGACCGCCGTCTGATAAGCAGGTCGCAACGCTTGAAAAGCTCGGAATATTTCCGGATCAAATTGAAAGCGCCGGCAAGGCGACGAAGCTTCTGGAACGTCTGGATAAGCGTAGGTCAGAAGGACTGACTACGCCGAAACAGATCCGTTTCCTAGAGGGCAAAGGATTTGATCATGTAGGAACATGGCAGTTCGAAACCGCCAAAAAGCTTATAGACAGGATTGCTGCAAGTGGTTGGAGAGTACCCAGCGATATCAATCCTGCTGAATACAAGCCAGAATTTGTTGCCGAATCACTCGAATGGGGGGCATAAGCCTTGGATAAACAGTACGATCTGAGAGAGATACTTCCACATATATCGCCGTCTATGCTGAGTTATGAAGAGTGGCTTTATGTCGGTATGGCCCTGAAGGATGCAGGGTATACCGCGGCAGACTGGGATGAGTGGAGTAAAAGAGATACCGGCCGATATCACGCCGGCGAGTGCTTTAGAAAATGGACCAGCTTTCAAGGATCAACGACGCCGGTTACCGCCGGGACTGTTGTTCAGTTTGCCAAAGACCAGGGATGGGTACCGGATAGATCCGAATACGGTTATGAGTTGGACTGGGGATCAACTATAGGCGGTAAGGACGATCTGGTAGTCATAGACAAGGGATGGGTCGAAGGCAGGGAAGTAACAGAGCCGGAAAAATGGGAACCTGTTCAGCATTTGATAAAGTACCTGGAAACTCTCTTCGAAGCATCGGAAAACGTAGGCTATGTCACCGAGAGCTGGCTCAGGGAGAGCGACGGCAAGTATTTACCCAAGAAGGGAAACTGGGACCGGACGGCCGGCGAATTGATACAGCAGTTGAACCAATGCAAAGGAGATATCGGCGCTATCCTCGGTGATTATAATTCAGAGGTAGGAGCTTGGATCCGGTTCAATCCTCTCGACGGCCGCGGCGCCAAAGATGAAAACGTTACTGACTTCCGGTATGCGCTTGTCGAAGCAGACGACATGGATATCGACAAGCAGCATGCAATAATGAGAGAACTGGAGCTGCCGATCGCGTGCCTGGTCTATTCCGGAAAGAAAAGCATTCACGCTATAGTCAAGGTCGACGCCAGCAGCAAGGAAGAATATAAAAAGCGAGTCGAATATCTATATGAAGTCTGTCGGAAGAACGGTCTGATCGTTGATACTCAAAATAAAAATCCTTCCCGGCTTTCCAGGATGCCCGGTGTAATGCGTAACGGACATAAGCAGTTCCTTATGGATACGAACATCGGTAAACCCAACTGGAAGGAATGGCAGGAATGGATAGAGGGTGTCAACGACGACCTTCCAGAACCGGAAAGTATGGACAGTGTCTGGGACAACCTGCCCGAGCTGTCGCCGCCGCTTATCCATGAAGTACTAAGGCAGGGACACAAGATGCTGCTGGCAGGTCCTAGCAAGGCAGGAAAGTCATATGCGCTGATCGAGCTTTGTTGCGCTATAGCCGAGGGTCGTAAGTGGCTTAACTGGGATTGTGCCCAGGGCAGGATCATGTATGTCAATCTTGAACTGGACCGCCCCAGCTGCTTACACCGATTCAAGGATGTATACGAGGCTCTGGGCTGGAAGCCTGACAACCTTAAAAATATCGACATCTGGAACCTGAGAGGGAAGTCGGTCCCGATGGATAAGTTGGCGCCGAAGCTCATCCGGAGAGCGGCTAAAAAGAATTACATCGCTATTATCATAGATCCTATTTACAAAGTAATCACCGGCGACGAGAACAGCGCTGACCAGATGGCCAATTTCTGTAACCAGTTCGACCTGGTGTGCCATGAACTTAACGCAGCGGTTGTTTACTGCCATCACCATTCAAAAGGTACGCAAGGTCAGAAACGTAGCATGGACCGTGCATCCGGGTCAGGTGTATTCTCCCGAGATCCCGACGCGCTCCTCGACCTCATCGAGCTGGAACTGAACGACAACATCTTGAAACAGGAAGCGAATAAGGCATCTTGCAGGGTATGTGAGGCCTGGCTCGACAAGTATGCGAAGAACTGGGACGAGGAAGTTTCCCAAGATGATATGTGTTCCGAAAAAGCAATGATCGAGGTCTGCAAGCGACTGCTGAAGCCTGAACAGTACAAAGAAATGCAGAAGGATCTGTTCGTTGCCGAGAAGGCCGCCAAGAGCCGTACAGCATGGAGAATTGAGGGAACCCTGAGAGAGTTCCCGAAGTTCCCGCCGGTTAACCTTTGGTTTGATTATCCTGTACATCATGTCGACGAGGTCGGGAGCCTCAAGGATGTTGAGAGCGAAGGCGAGAAGCCGCCGTGGAAGAAAGCCTATGAGAAGCGCAAGTCTAAGGATGATAAGTCTCAGGAGCGTAAAAAGGGCATCGAAACAGCATACGAGGCTTGCAGCTTCAGCGGTCAAGTCACAATACAAGGTATGGCCGAATACATGGGGACAACTGAAAAAACAGTAAGAAATAGGTTGAAAGAACACGGCGGTTTCTTCATCGATGACAACACCGTAGGGAAGAAAAAAACATAAAAAAACGTTTTTTTCCCTCAAGTAAAAAATGAACATTGATAACAAAATACGGTAATTCTCAGGGAAAAAAACGTGAAATTTCATTTCCCTAAGAATTTTCCCTCAGGGAAAAAGTCAGGGAAAAAAACATAAAATCATGTATTTTTCCCTAGGGAAAATTTCAGGGAAAAAAACATAAAATCATGTATTTTTCCCTAGGGAAAATTTCAGGGAAAAAAACATATATACTACGTATATATAATTTTTCCTTCCCTGACGGTCATGGGGGAAAGTAGTCGTGCGTCAGCTTTCGCACGACGACTCCTTCCCCTGATCCATGACTTAAAAGAATTTTTTCCCTGACAAAACAAAATGTAAATATGTGGGAGATGGTTATATATGTCAAACACTAATAGTGATATTGGTAAATGTCCAGATTGTAATGCAAAGATAAAGTTCACTTGTACAGACAGAGGGACTCTAGTCCCTGTTGATATAGATCTTGTTGCAATAAAACCTCACCTGAGGGGCGGCATAGCAATTGTCACGCCAGAAGGAAGGGTGATTGTAGGCAAACTCGCAATGGCAGGTGAAAGAGGTGCTATCCAAGGATATACAAGTCATTCTTCTACCTGCCGGCGGTCAAAATGAGAGGAGGCGGTTTAATTGCCGCAGATCATTAACTATACCACACAGATCGATGTTTACAAAACTATTGGGGAGATACAGGGCATCCTGGTCGACAACGGCGCCCAGAAGATAATGTTCGATTATGACGGGAAGCAGCCGGTAGCCATAAAGTTCCTGATATCTACTCCTGAGGCAGACGGTTTGACTGTCAATTTGCCTGCACGGCCGAAGGCGGTTCAACGAATACTCGAGAAGATGAAGCAGGAAAAGGGCAGCCGGATGCAAGTGAAGCCGTCGTATGAACAGGCCTGCAGAGTAGCATGGAGGATAATAAAGGATTGGCTCGAGGCCCAGATGGCTCTCATTCAGACACAGCAAGCAGACCTAGCTGAGATATTCCTTCCATACCTGTCGAGCGGCAATCAGTCGTTTTATGAATATGTAAGGTCGAATAACTTCCTGTTGCTGGAAGGACGGGATCCTGATGCGAACTGAATTTTTCGTACCAATGATCCCGCCGACAAAAACACATCAGGAGAAGCAGGTAGCCGTTGTCAAAGGGAAACCGGTCTTTTATGAACCAACTGAGCTCAAGGCCGTCCGGATGAAACTGCAGGATAATATCGGGAAGTACACGCCGGCAACGAAATACTCCGGGCCGGTCCGGCTCATGACGAAATGGTGTTTTCCTGTTACAGATAAACATCATAACGGGGAATACAAGGCCAGCAAGCCAGATACCGACAACCTGCAGAAGATGCTAAAGGACGTTATGACGGATCTTGGATTCTGGAAGGATGATGCCCAGGTTGCGTCGGAAATCATCGAAAAGTTCTGGGCCGACATCCCAGGGATATATGTCGTAATCGAGGAGCTGAGGTAACATGGATAATTCCGAATTAATGGATCAGTACAAAGCGGTTGCTGATCGGATCAAAAAGGCTAAGGCCTTCATGGACGGTCCGGGAAGCATCAATGAAAAGGAATTCTATGTTCCTCAGTTTCAAAAGCTCATTCATAAATATTGTGAATTGGCTGAACAGCTTGGCCTGACAGAAGATAATGTCCTGTAAATTGAGTTACAAAGGCAGGTGGTCGGGATGGATGCAAAAGAGCTCCAGATCGGAATGAAAATTTCATTATTCGCCTTTACAAAAGCGGATATTCTCCGTAAAAGGCGAGCGGGTTATGTCCGGAGCGGAAATTATTTCATAGAAGCGATGAACGACCGCATGATTCGGTTACGCAAAGATGAAGTCGGCTATATGGAAACTGTCAGCATTATTGATCTTAGACAGAAAGTTTATAAAATGCAGGCGGAGGACGGCACTGAGATAAACTTTACTCCCATGGTGGACATAAAGAAAGTCGAGCAGGCTCGTATCGATCATGACATTGAAGAATACAGAAAAACCAATCCGTCTGTTTCAAGGAAAGAGGTACAGATCTGCTGGGACAGAGGCATGACGCCAGAGGAAATAGTTGATGAGTTGCATTCGTCATTGAGCGTCGTCAAAGGTCTACTGGCATCCATGGGACTGATAGAAAAAAAGAATAAAAATCAAAAGAAAGTGGAGGGTTCTGAAATGAGAGGAGAAACGTTATCAATAAACCGTGATAGGGCTATCGAGATTTGCAATCAGCTCGGAAGCAGGAAAGATGTATGCAACAAAATTGCTGAAGAATTCAATGTTTCTGCAAAGCAAGCTGAAAAATATATCTGCAATCATGGTTGTGTCAAATATCTGAAAAATGATACGGAGAAGAAACCTACGGGCCGGCCGAAAAAACAATTACCAGCCGCTGAATTGTCAAAGCTTAAGGGCACCGAGGAAATAATGGAAGGTCAGCCCGCTACCGGGGAGCAGATGCCGGGATCCGACCTGCCGCCGGTTAAGTCTGCCGAAGAGATCTCTGCTATCAACAGCCATGAGGAGCATCCGGAGTCAGCAACTATACCGGAACAGCCCGAGACGGAAGAATACCCGGACATCAAGGAAGCTGCCGAGGAGGTTGGCAGGAAGTTCGGGCAGGTGGCAAAGGAAAGCATGGACAGGTGCAAACTGGCTCATGAGGTTGATAAGATGCTGGAGCTGATACCGGATCCTGAAATAGACCATCCGGTTCATTATACGGTCGGTAAGATCGAAGTTATAGACTGCCTGCAGGACAAGATGCCTCCTGAAATGTTTGAAGGCTTCTGTGTAGGAAATGCATTGAAGTACATTTCACGGTACAGGTTCAAGGGTGGAGTAGCGGATCTCAAGAAGGCAGCCTGGTATTTGAACAGAATCATCGGGGTAAAGGAAACGGCGTAGAAAGGATGATGGAATATGGCATTTGAATCAATAAAACCTCCGGTGCCGCCAGTACCGCCACCAATAGAACAATTCAGGATATCAAAAGAAAAAGCTGTTGAGGATACGAGCGAAGCCCGGCGGAAACTATTTGAGACAGAAAAAGGAAAAACCTATTACGGAATTTCGTCTGCGGCCTCGAATGGAAATTATCACCTCAATTACAAGTATCCTGAGAATTGCAACTATGAAGACATAATATCTCTGAAAGAGGAGCTTGAAAAACAAGGATTTGCAGTGGAATATCACAGTGGATTATATGGAGACACCTTGGAGATTGCATGGTATTTAAAAGAGTAGGAGCAGTTTCGTAAAAAAGTGCGAAACAGAAAGAGGTGTGAAAATGAACGATAGACAAAGATGGTTAATTCAATATATATGCGACGGAGATATAAAAAAGGCTCAACAACAGGCGAGGATTATTTTAAACGAGTCAACACCTGCGAAAGATGAAGCATTTCGAAAAAATATGCTCCGCAAACTCGACAGTAAAATAAGCCTGATTGAACTTCCCTATAACCTGCAAGAACTGCTGATTGCAGAAGATGTTTCTAATTTTCCCGAAAGCCGCTTTGTGTTGCGGCCTGAAGAAGCTAAAGCAGTTGAAATGGTCTTATCCACGGTGAAAGCGTCTGAAAGACTATCTGAGCTTGGCATATCCTATCTTCCGGCACTGATTCTTTATGGAGAAAGCGGTGGCGGGAAAACAATGCTGGCTCGGTATATAGCCCATAAAGCAGATAGACCGTTCATATACGTAAGGTTTTCCAGCGTCGTAAGCTCTTACCTCGGCAGCACACAGTCAAACATAGCAAAGGTATTTGAATATGCGAGGACGGCTCCGTGCGTCCTTTGCTTTGATGAGATAGATGCGGTCGGCATGGCTCGCGGGCAAAAGAATGACGTGGGAGAAATGAATCGCATTGTTATTGCACTTATGCAGGAGATGGACAGACTACCTAATAACGTCATATTGATTGGGACTACCAACCGATATGACAGGCTCGACCCGGCACTAATTAGGCGTTTTACGATAAGGCATGAAATTAAGAAACTGGCGGGAGACGATATTAAAGCCCTTGCGAAAAAATTTTTTCAATTTGCGGGAATTGCCGCTGGCGAATGGCTCAATGATTGGTGTATCGCCAATTTTACAGATAACGAACCGGCTTCTGTTGTCATTGAAAAATGCACAGGTTTAATAGTCGAAAAAGTAATGCGAGAAGCTGACTCAAATAACTGCGCATAAAAAGGACAGTTCTTCGTAACATAAGACAAAATTGGAGGGGTCAAAGTGAAGAAATGGTCAAAACCGGGTTTACTCGAGGCAGAATATAAGGAATCACTCGATCTGCTAAACAACAGAATAAGCGATCTGACCAGGCAGAGAGACTTTCTTGAGGCCAGAACACGAGACCCCGAAAAGGATCCTGCAATCATTGAACTGGACGACAGGCTAAGACCGCTTAAGGCTATGCAGGCCGACCTGCGGGAAGTCACAAAGGAGGTTGAGCACTACTATGAAAAATCATGGTGGAGGTCAGAAAAGTACACGTTTAACAAGTATATCAAGCCTCGACAATTTGTATACGCTGGATCCTCAGGACGCTGAGGGAATGGAGAGCAGCAACAACGAGCAGCGGGAGAGGATGAAGAAATACATTGATGCTGTGATGGACGTCATGCTGACGGCGAGGCAGAAGCAAGTTGTGTGGATGTATCACGCAGAAGGAAAGAAAACGGCTGAAATAGCGACAGCGCTTAGTCTAAGTCCACGCAGAGTTCAAGTACTACTGGCAACAGGAATGAAGAAAATTAATAAATCCAAAAAAATATTTTTAAAAAGCGAATAGAAACCTATTCGCTTTTTACCTGTTTTGACACTATATATAGAGACCTTTTTAAGGTAAGCAGGAATTTACTCCTTTCATGGCGAATAATGGCAATGAAAGGGGATGTTAATATGCCAATTACAGGATCCAGTCATGACCCTAAGGTTAGGACTGAATTAGAAAAATTGAATAATACTATTGATAGGTTTTCGAAAAGCAGTAACAGGCTTTCAATTGCAATGTTATTAATGACATTGGCAATACTTATACTTACTGCAGTTATGGTTTTTAAATAGTTTATATAAACATTGAGCCTTCGGGCTCTTTTTTATTGAGCTAATAAGAGACGACCTCCTCTTATAGATTATCAAGCAGCACAAGCTTTTCAATGGCGCCGGCACTCGCAAAGAATGTCCGGCGCCTACTGCTGCTTGAAAACAGTTACAAGTTATGTGAAGTGGGTGGTGATGGTGAATTCAAGGGAACAGGCAAGGAAGCTATTTGAAGAACAGGGCGAGCGCCTAACGGATATTTCTGAGAAGCTTGGTATCAACTACAATACCATAAAGCAATGGAAGAGCCGTTACAAGTGGAAGGGTGTAACCAAAAAGAAAAAGAAACGGTTACAGAAAATAGTTACAGCGAAACCCGAAGACCCTGTTATTCCGTTGCCAGTCAATGAAAAAGATGATGATTCTCTTGAACTTACTGAAAGGCAAAGACTGTTTGCAGAAATTTACATAAGAAATTTCAATGCAACACAGGCCGCTATAAAAGCTGGCTATGCTCCTAGCGGTGCATTCGTTGAAGGATGCAGGTTGCTAAAGCATCCTAAGGTCCGTGCATACATTGAGGAGCTTAAAGCCCTCAAAAAGGAAACCCTGATGATTGATCAGGACGATATTGTTGAGCGCTATATGCGAATTGCATTTTCCGACATGACCGACTTCGCTGAGTTTGGAAGTGAAAAAGCCACAGTCGAGGATCAGGATGGCAACGAAGAAGTTATAGATCGTGATTACTTCCGTTTCCGAGATTCAAAGTCGGTTGATGGCGGTTTGATTGTTGAAGTGAAAAGAAGCAGGCAGGGAATGAGCATTAAGCTCGAGGATCGGCAGAAAGCACTAGCCTGGCTGGCGAAGTTCTTTGAGATGGACCCAGAGAATAAGTGGCGGAAAGAATTTGACAGTAAAAAGTTACAATTGGATCAGGATAGATTCGAGCATCAAAAGAACATGGATAAGATAAGGAACTGGTGATATGGCAAGGTACGCAATATTACAGAGCTTTTATGCTTCCGATGATTGGATAAAGTTCAGACTCGGCTTGATAGCTGAACGAGGTCCATACTGTCAGAAATGTGGAAGGTTGATTGCAAACCACATAGATATTATAGGGCATCATAAGATACCGTTAACTCCCGAGAATGTGCACGATCGTATGATAAGCCTTAATCCGGAAAATGTTGATTTGGTATGTTTTGATTGCCATAACGAAATCGAAAACAGATTCGGACATTACAAGCAGCGTGGCGTTTATATTGTATTTGGCGCGCCACTTAGCGGCAAACATACACTCGTTCAGCAGCGAGTGAGCAGAGGAGATATTATTATTGACATGGATAGACTGTATGCTGCTGTTTCTGGGTTGCCAAGTTACGATAAGCCTGACGGTTTACTGAGCAATGTAAGAGGCATATATAACCTGCTGCTAGACAACATAAAGACGAGATATGGGAAATGGAATAGTGCCTGGATCATTGGAGGTTATGCTGACCGGCACAAGCGCGAGAAGCTCGCAGAAGATCTGGGTGCAGAGCTCATCTTCTGTAATGTAAGCAAGGAAGAATGCCTACAGCGCCTGGCAATTGACGAGGCAAGAAGGTACCGTAAAGACGAATGGCAGTGTTACATTGAGAAATGGTTTGATGAATACATTGCATAGCCCCCCGGGTATGAAAATCTGTCTGTCATGAGATAACCGTGCGTCGAGGGCAGTTTCAACCCACAAGGTAAAAAATGAAATTGCCTGGAGGTTTTTTGAGAAATGCCGAAACAAGTGGAACTTCAAAAAGAACTTGCGAGATGGGCTGAGCTTTTTTCCGAAACCGATGAAGCTACCAGGAAGGCTGCTGATGGATTGATCCAGAAGGCGGCTTTTTTACATGCGATGTGTGTCGAGCTCGAGGAAGTTATTAATGCGTCCGGTGCAATAAAGGTTCATCCGGATAATCCGGAACTGCAGAAAGAAGTGCCGGCCGTCAAGGAATACGCCCGGTTGTCAGAGAGTTATGCAAGCATCGTGAATAAGCTCAACATCCTGCGGCTGAAAACTGCTGAGGATGATGACGACGAACTCGAAAAATATCAATAGGAGCGTGTGAAAATGGTTGATCGAAAATCATGGAAAGAGTTCAGGGAATCTGGCTTGCTCCGGTGGATCAATATGATCCTCCATACTTTTGGATGGGCTATCGTAATTGTCACAGACAAAGACGAGATCAAAGAGGTTTACCCGGCGCGTGTTCGATTCAGGGGATTCGATGAAAAATCGAACACAGAAGGTTATATCAAGGTATCCGAATACATGAAAAATAATGCGGACATTTTGGAAACCGAAAGCAAGGACTGATTTCTGATGTTTGAGCATGACGGTACCCACTCCTGGCTGTTGGAGTATATCCACAAATGCAAAATGGGCGAGATCATTATCGGGCATGAGCTCATGATGATGCTGAACATCCTTGTAGAGCACTTTACGGATCCGAATATCAAGATCGAGTTCGAAGACGCTCATAAACGGATAGATTTCATCGAAACAAAATGTAAACACTTTGAGGCTCCCTTTGCAGGGAAGCCTTTTATTTTGGAATTGTTCCAGAAGGCCTTCATCGAATCAATTTATATTTTTAAGATTTACGATGATGAGTTGAGCCGCTGGGTTCGGCTGTATCAAGATGTGCTTTACCTGGTAGCAAAAAAGAATGGCAAAACGCCGTTGATTGCTGCCATTTGCCTTGCGGAATGGTTCTGTGGGAATCTCGGGCTGAAGATTCTTTGCTCGAGCAACGATTATGAGCAAGCCTCTCTCATGCACGACGCCATCAATGCAATGCGCGAGGAATCGCCGGCACTGGAGAAGGTAACCCGCAGCAATACCAGAGGCATATTCTTCGGTAACCCCAAGAAACCGAAGAAAAAGGGCAAGTTCAGCTATGCCAATAAAGGCAGTATCCGTAAAATCTCTGCCCGCAAGAAATCGAGCGAGGGAAGGAATATTGGTGTCGGGGCTTCGGACGAAGTTCATGAACTGACCAGTGACATTCCGATCATGCCGATCAGGCAAGGTCTTGCAACACAGGATGAGCCGTTATATTTTGAACTGACCACTGAAGGGTTCGTAAATGATGGGTACCTTGATGGCCGGCTAAAGGATGCACGCCAGGTATTAAACGGTGAGATGGAACGTCCACGCTGGCTGATATGGTTGTTTACCCAGGACAATGTAAAAGAGATCTGGCAGGATGAAAATTCTTGGTACAAATCAAACCCCGGGCTGGGAGTTATAAAGAAACGCAGTTACCTTCGTCAGAAAATCGATGAAGCAAGGACGAATAAAAAGACCAGGGTATCGGTACTAGCCAAGGATTTCAATATCAAGCAGAATAACTCCGAAGCATGGCTGATGCCCGAGGATATAGAGAATCCGGAGACATTCAACATTGAGGATTTCCGGAATTGCTTTGCAATTGGCGCTGTGGATTTGTCGAAGACAGGGGATCTTGCAAGCGCCCGGGCAATCTTTATGAAAAAGGGCAGTAGCAAAAAGTATACGCTGCAACAATATTTCATCCCACAGTCAAAGCTCGATAGCCTCACTGGAGACGAAAAGACGAGGTATGAGGCTTGGGCCAGAGGTAAACTCATTACGATTACACCAAAAAGCGAAGACGATACCGGTAATGAAAATGACTTCAGGCTCGTGACCAAATGGTTCGTTAATCTGGTAAAAAGCTATGGCATCCGTTTTTACAAGGTAGGATATGACAAGTGGTCCGCGGTTTATTGGGTCAAGGAAATGACTGAGGACTATGGCTTTGATTGCGTGCGAGTCACACAGGATTATGGACCGATGTCTGAGCCTATGTCACTTGTAGAAAAAGACCTGAGAGCGAAACTGATAAATTATAACAACAACCCGGTTGATAAATTCTGCCTTGAAAATACGGCAATGAGCGTAAACAAGAAAGAAGATATCATGCCAATCAAGGTGCAGGGCAAAGACGAGAAAAAGATCGATGGTACGGTGACCATGATAATTGCTTACAGGGTATACATGGATAACCGAACCGAATTCCTGGAGCTCGTAAACAGACAAGCCGCATAAAGGGTGAGGTGATTGCAGTTGGCATTAAAGGATATTTTTAAAAATATAGGAGCCAATAAACAACAGCTGTGGTATGCAAAGCTACTGGATGGATCGATTCCGGTTTTTTCTCAATTTGGACAAAATATTTATGTCTCTGATGTAGTTCAAATTTGTATAGACCGAAAGGCAACCGAAATCGGAAAGCTCCAGCCACGCCACATTAGAACTGACGCCAATGGAATGCAGACGGTTGTAAAAAGCAGCATTAACCGGCTTTTTAAGTTTAAACCGAATCCATTAATGACAACTAGGGATTTTTTGGAGAAGGTCACCTGGCTGCAGGAGACTAATTATAATTGCTTCATCTATCCCACAACTGTGACGGTAAACGGGGTAACTGATTATGCCGGCTTCTGGCCGCTCAACCCGACACGGGTGGAATTCTTTCAGGATGTCACGGATCGGCTTTTTATAAGGCTATATTTCAGAAACGGCAATAATTATACTCTGCCGTATTCTGATATCATCCACCTGCGTAAGAAATTCGGGACAAACGATATCATGGGCGGCGGAGCAAACGGTCAGCCTGATAATACAGCTCTCTTGAAAGTGTTGGAAGTCAACGACATCGTAATGCAGGGAATCCCAAAAGCAATAAAAACGAGCCTTAGCGTAAAAGTGGTGCAGAAAATCAATTCTATGCTTGATGATGAGCCACTAAAAGCTGAACGAGCTAAGCTTGAAGAAAAGCTCAATGCAGGCGATTCCGCAATAATCCCGACTGACATGAAGGGCGAATTTGTTCCGCTTACAATCGATCCGAAGGTAATAGACAAGGATACAATGCAATTCCTTCAGGACAAGGTCCTTAATTGGTATGGCGTATCGGTCCCGATTTTTACTGGTAAATTCACCGATGAAGAATATCAGGCCTTCTATGAAACTGAACTCGAAAATCCAATCATTGGAATGGGGCAGGCTTTTTCAAGTTGTCTATTTTCTGACCGCGAGCTGGATGTGGGCAACGAAGTAACGTTCTATCAACGGGACACGATGTACCTAAGCACGAAATCGAAACTTGAGTTGATAAAAATCGCCGGAGAGCAGGGTCTCCTTCAGGATAATCAAAAGCTTGCACTGCTCGGTTATCCGCCTATTAAAGGCGGCGAACGAATAACGCAGAGCCTCAACTATATAGATCGAAGCATAGTGAACGACTACCAACTGAAGTATGGCGCCAAGGCAAAAGTGAAGGGAGATAAGGAAGATGAATAAGGAGTTACCAAAGAAGGATCAAAAAGAATTCAGGGCGTATGAAATGGCTGAATTCAGGGCTGGCCAGGAAGATAATAAACCGGTGATTGAAGGTCATGCGGCCGTATATAACAAAAAAACCAAAATAGGTGACTGGTTTTTTGAAATCATTGAGCGCGGTGCTTTTGATGGCTGCGATTTTGATGATGTGCTGTTCTGCATTAACCACGAAACACAGAAGATACCGGTTGCCCGCTCCAGGAGAAATAACAAGAACTCCACGATGCAGCTCAATACGGATAACGAGGGTCTTGCCGTAAAGGCGTATCCGGATATCGACAATAACACGGAGTCAAAGAGCCTTTATCACTCAATTCAGCGCGGCGATATCGACGGTATGTCATTTATTTTCCGTGTTGCCGAAGAGCGTTGGGAGGATCTCGACAAGCCTATGCCGACGAGGCACATAACAAAATTCAAGAAAGTATTCGAGGTATCCGCCGTCACAATGCCGGCTTACCGTGATACAAATATATCTGCCCGTGATCAGCAGGCATTGGACAATGCCCGCACCGCATTGGAGAATGCGCGATCAGAATTGGAGAATTCGAAAAGCGAGCTGATAGAACTCCAGAAATGTAAAGATGCCATATTTAACAGAAAGGATGACTAAACCATGGATAAGAAGAAATTGCTCGCATTGCTTGCCAAAAAAGAGGCAAGAAAAGCCGAACTCAAAACAAAGATTACTGCCACGGAAGATGTTAAGGAGCTCAGATCACTGCAGACCGAGTGGAACGAACTCAATGATGAGATGGCGGAGCTTCGTAGCATGATCGATTCTCTTCCGGATGAGGAAGACGAGGGAAATAAGGGAAAGAAGAAAAACATCAAAGAAAACAGGTCGGCCGATAATGACAATGCTGATGACGCCGGAGACGATGACGACGAAGAATTCCGCTCTGACAAGCTCAATGGTAAAAATGAGCAGAGAGGTGTGGCACCCAAGGGACAGCTCAACCCTATAGGGACCTACACGGCAGCCGACGCCCAGGGAGAAGCTAGGACCAAAGAGAACAGAGAAGCAGCGGAGAAGAGAGGCAAGGATCTTAAGGAAATGCGTTCCGTAACCGTCGCTTCAACAGGTGTTGTTATGCCGGCACATCAGGCAACCACAATCAATCCCACCTTCAACGAAGTTTCCAGTCTGATTGACAATGTGGCTTCCAGAACCCTGATGGGCGGAGAAAGCTTCACGCAGCCGTACGTTGCGGGTTACGGTACTGGCGACTATAAGGCTGAAGGCTTAGACTACGCTGATGCAGAACCGACCTTTGGATCGGCCGCCATCAACAAAGCCAAGGTAACCGCCTACGCAGAGGACTCCGAAGAACTTATTAAGCTTCCTGCAGCCGACTATGATGGAGAAGTACAGAAGAGCATCCGCATTGGAAGCCGTAAGAAGATCTCCCGTGAAATACTGATCGGTACCGGTGCCGCCAATCACCTGGCTGGTATATTCTCCACCGCAGCCACCGCAATAGATGCGGACACGGACATTGACTTCGCTGAGATTGACGAAACGACACTTGATGAGATCATATATTCATTTGGTGGCGACGAAGATGTGGAGGGCGCAGCCGTCCTGATTCTCAACAAAAAGGATCTGAAAGCATTTGCTCAGCTCCGTACCAGTGATGGCAAGAAACTCCATACCATTGTATCAAAGGGAAATTACGGTACTATCGATGGTATTCCCTATATCATAAATAGTGCTTGTAAGGCAATATCTGATGCTACAACCGGCTCTGGTGATTATTGTATGGCATACGGTCCGTTGACTAACTACATGCTGGTCATATTCTCCGATTTGGACATTCAGCGTTCCACCGACTTCAAGTTCAAACAGGGTATGATTTGCCATAAGGCTTCCATATTCGTTGGCGGCAACGTCGTCAGCAAGAACGGCTTCCTGAGAATCAAGAAGACTTGATAATTACAAAGGTCGAAGGGCAGCGTGTTAGTAAAATTTCATGCTGCCTTTTATTCAACTATGGAGGTATGAAAAATGATACCATTTAGTCCTAAAAATCAGAAAATCAAAACGAATGCAGGTATTTCAATTGATCAGGCATTCGTCGCTCATCTCAACATTTCAGCGGCAGCTGCCGTCGCCGCCAGTAATACAGCGGTACTTGCTGCCACCAACCTCGGAACGGCTGCCCAGGTAATAACCACCGGCATAACAAGCCCGGCTGCACCCCGCGGGATGAGAATAAAAGGGAACCTCTCCGGTGTGGCTGGAAATGTTGTTATCGAAGGAACAAACTACGCTGGCGATGCAATCTTTGAGACAATTGCACTCAATGGCTCCAGTGCAGTTGACGGAGCAAAGGCATTTAGAACTGTAACGAAAATCACGCTACCGGCAGAGAGCCACACATCGGCTGCCCAGGTCGAGACAGCGACTGTTGTTGGCACAATCTCGACAGCCGGCAATGCCACAGTAGTGATCACCTGTACCGGCATGACCGGAACGCCTAAGACCATCAGCGTACCGGTTGCCTTAAGTGACAATGCTTCTGCAGTCGCCGGCAAGATCAGAACTGCACTTGCCGCTGATTCTGCAGTTGCAGCGATGTTTACAGTAGGCGGTACCGGCGCAAATATAGTTCTCACCAGGAGCACAAGGGCTGCCAACATCACCAACCTGAATATATCGATCGACAACGGAACCTGTGCCGGACTTACGGCTGCACCGACTTCTGCTGACACCACTGCCGGTGTTGCATACGACACTGTTTCCGTTGGCTTCAGCGATGTGCTCGGTCTGCCGTACAAGCTACCTCACAACACGGTGCTTGCTACCTATGTGGATAACGCACTTGAGAGCACGGCAGCGACTGTTGCAACGTCCGCTACTGCAATCGAAAGCAACACGTTTGATCCGAACACAGCACTGTCAGGGAAAGCAGTCGACATATATCTGCTTGTGTAAGGCAGTGAGGTGACGAATGAAGGCTAAGAGAAGGTGGTGATATTGATGATACTGTCGACACAGGAAGCAGCAGATGCACTCGGATATAGTGCTCCGGATGAACTTCCGGGAAGGGTTACCTCAATAATTCTACCAGGTATAAGCGATTACCTTAAAACTGCTACAGGTAAAGACTGGAGCGATAGTGCAGATCCTACTGCTAAACTGGTTGCTGCTATTCTCTTGGTCAGGTGGAATGATGATCCCGGACTTATGGGTAAGGTAGACAATTCCGACAAAGGGCTGATAGGATTGATTGCCCAATTGCAGGCGAAGGTTCTCCTTGAAAGCGAGGCATCAATATGAACGCTGGCGAGCTGAGAGACAAGATCGATTTTCTTAAGTCAAAGCCTCCATCAGGTTCAGTAATCAATCTTGATCATTCAGATCCGAATAACTGGGATGATTATAAGCCCGGAGTGTGGGGTAAAGTCGAATACCTTAACGGCAATGAGTTCTGGGGAGCTATGACCGTAAATTCAGAAACGTCGATACGATTTATTGTCAGATACCGAACTGATATTACAACGGATATGGCCGTAAGGTTTCAAGGACACATTTTCGATATCAAAGATTCTCATCCACTCGACAATAAGAGGATCTGGACAGTGATCATTGCGAAAGAGGTGGTCTCCGTTGCCAGGTAGTTTCGTCAGTATCGAGTTCAATTTTAGCGAAATAGAAAAAGCCATTGAGCAAACCGGTAAAGATGTAGCCAGTATTGAGAAAACAGCGACTCAGAAAGCCGCCGACATAGTCGCCTCTGCCGTAAAAGATAATTTGACCCGTAGGCATTACGGCCCAAAGGACAAGAGAAGCAGCCCGGAATATGTCCACATGAAGGACGACATCCATATCTCTGCCCTCAAAGAGGATGAAGACGGTGACAAAGTCCGCGAGATATACGGCGGTAAAAAAACCGGTTACAAATGGCGTTTTCTGAACGATGGCACGAGTAAAATGCAGGGAACACAATTCGCTGATCGGAGCGTCCTCGAAACGGAACAGCAGGTCCAGGATACAATCGAGAAAGAAGTTGAAAAAGCTATAGGATCGTAGGTGATTAGCATGAACATGGTGGACTTTATTGCCACTGTTTTAAATGCTCTAAATGTTCCAGTGCAATGGTTAATCAGGCCAACCGCATATCCAGGCATAACCTACTCGATATACTCGAGGCCTGAAGCATTTGGCGACGGAAAGCAGATTGGCACTGGACATTATGTTCAGGTTGACGTATGGTCCAAGTCGGATTACTCCAGCCTTGTCGAGCAGGTTAAAACAGTGATGGCGGCAGCCGGTTTTTCCTGGCTGGACGAGTCTGATGACGTCGAGGAAGACGTTAATGTGTACCACAAAATCATCAAATATCATTACCTTGAGAAAAAGGAGGGATAGGCGTGTACAGAATAAACATTAAGAATTTCCATTGGGCCAAGTTGACAAAGGATGATTCGACAGGGGTCACTTATGACACAATTAAAGCGATTCCTGGGCTAATGTCCATAAAAATGGCTCCGACTCTTGCCTCGGGAAAGCTTTACGGTGATGGCATTATAAGGCGGCAAACGGATAAAATTGAAAGCATCGCTGTCGAATTTGAAACGAATAAAATTCCGATAGAAGATCGTGCTGCCATGCAGGGCCAGACATGTGCCAATGGGGTTATTGAAGTAAGCGAATCCGATGAAGCTCCGTATATTGCAATTGGATACGAAATAGAGGGAGACGAGAGCTCCAGCGAATTTGTATGGCTGTATAAAGGCAAAATGGCTCCGCTGGAAGAAAGCGTCCAGCAAAAAACGGATAAATTGGCTTACCAGTCACAGACTGCGAAGATGACCTTTATTCCGCGTGAAAATGATCGCAAACTTTTTAAGCTTGCGGATAGCGACGGAACAGGATACGTGGAGACAACGGGTACTAGCTGGTTCAATGCAGTACCAGCACCGGCAGGAGCTTAGAAATAAGCTCCTGCTAATTATTTGAGGAGGAATATTATGAAAAAAATTAACATAAAGCCAGTAGAAGTTTTAATACTTGAATTTGCCGATGGTACTCAAAAGCAAATGAAATTCACTTCAAAAGCAATGTTCATCCTAAGCGATGAATTCGGAGGGTTTGAAAAAGCTTTCACCGGGATTAAGGAACACCCCTTTGAGTGTGGAGCAAAGATTATTTACGCTGGCATGAAAGTCTGCGATCCCTCAGTTGACTATGACGAGGTTTCAGCGATGGTCACAGATATGTCAGTTGATGCAATCATCGAAATATATGATTTTGCAACAAGCTCTTTCGGCGATCTTAAAAGCGATACTTTAAAAAAAACATAATTAACGGGCAGGAAGTAACGCTTTCTGATGGCTTGGAATTCAATTGGGATCTTGTTTATTACTTATATTGCTTTGAGTGCAAGAGATCCGACGAAGAGTTTTGGGATAGTACTTTTGCAAAGATATTTGCAATGATAGATTTGCATAGCACTATCCATTATCCGCAAGATGCAGATAAAGACGTTGCAGTAAATAGCATGAGGCAGATTCCTGGATTTTGCTGAGGGGCGGTGAAATAAATGGCCAGAGAATTAAAGACAGTAATAAAAATAGGAATGAACTATACCGAGATTACGGGTGGAGTCCCTGAAATAAATAGAAGGCTCAAATTGCTTGACCAGGAGTTTCAAAAGACTTCATCCGAGGCAAAAAATCTGAGTAAATCCACGGAGGAACTGAGCGGTAAACACGATATCCTGTCTCAGAAAGTAGACCTCCAGACGGCCAAGGTTAGTCAACTTAAAGATGCGCTTGAAAAAACAAAGGCAAAAACAGGGGATTTTTCAAAAGAAACGGTTAATGCCACTGTAAAATATAATGCTGCTGAACAGGCTTTGCAAAAAATGAAGACTGCTTTTGATAAAAACGAGCAGTCCTTAAAGGCATCTGAAACAGCAATCGGAAAACTTAGTACGAAAATAGAAGATTTTAAATCAAAAGCCGAGCAGACTGGAATACAAATGGAGCAGCTTGGCCGTAAAATTACTGCGGTCGGCATTGCTTTTACTGCTCTTGGTGTAGCCGGCGGCAAAGCTTATTTGGATTTCGAAGATCAATTCAAAATGACAACGACATTGATCGATAAAGGTGTAATGAGCCTTGATCAGGCCAGAAAAGGAATTCTCAATATAAGTGATGATACAGGTAAGGCCGCAGGGGACCTGGCAAAGTCAATGTACGATGCTCTGTCCTCCAACATCGATACGGCTGATTCACTCACATTTCTTGCCGACTCAGCCAACCTTGCGCGAGCTGGTTTTACTGATACATCAGTCGCTGTGGACATACTGACCACAATACTCAATTCATACGGATATACAGTGGCTGACGTACAGAGGCTCAGCGATCAGCTGATCCTCACTCAGAATGCTGGTAAAATTACTGTCGGCCAGATCGGGGATAGCTTCGGTCAGGTTGCGGGTATTGCCGCTCAGGCGAAGGTGCCGATTAAAGAATTATTTGCAGCAATCGCAACCCTTACAAGCAACGGTGTAAGTGCCTCGGAATCGATAACACAACTCAGGTCCATAATAGCAGCAGTTCTTAATCCTACTGCAGAGGCGGCTGAATTGGCCAAGAAGCTTCATATCCAGTTCAATATGACTGCTCTTGAAACTAAAGGCTTGGCTGGCTTTTTGGCTGATATACAGCAAAAAACCAGGGGAAATGCGGAAAGCTTTGCTACATTGTTCGGCAGGGTAGAAGCGTTAAACGCATCTTTGATACTGACTGGGAAAGGTGCGGACGACTTCAATAAAATCCTTGGGCAGATGGATAACGCTGCAGGACTCACAAACAAAGCACTTGCTGAATTAAATAAAAATGATTCTGAAAAGTTTACGAAATCACTGAATAGCTTGAAAAATTCACTGATTGAACTTGGTGGTGCATTATCACCCTTTATTTTAATGATTTCCTCAATGCTTGAATTCTTTTCGAGGCTGCCGAAATCTGTTTTAGTTTTCATAACAGTTTTAGGGCCGTTGCTTATAATTGTCGGGCAGATAATTGCACTGATGAGTAACTTCGGAGGTATAGTCAAGATTTTTTCGGCAGCGGGAAATGCGGCATCATTAAGCATGTCCGCGATGGGCAAGAAGCTTCTTATAGTGCTCGCCATAGTAGTTGCTGTTGCTGCAGCAATTACAGTCCTAGTACTGGCTATAAATGCATTAACAGGTAAATCAGATGCATTTGTTAATCAGATGAATGCCATGAAGAATTATCAGGTTCCAACGCCACAGGTGCCAAACATACAAATGCCGGAATACAGTTATGCCTCCGGTATTAATTATGTACCGTTTGACCAAGTGGCTACAGTCCACAAAGGCGAGCGTGTCCAGACGGCTGATGAAAACCCATATAACCCGGCAGCGACAAATACCGGCCGGGGCGGTGACACAATTATCTATCTCAATGTCAAGATGGATGAGGTAGACGAGGTTTACAAACTTGTTAACGTAGCCAAACGAGCCAGACAAATTGAAAGAGCCGGAAAGGTGGAGATGGCGTAATGGCACTGCATACAATAGATTTACCGTGCATAAAGGATACTTGGGTAGATTCCACAAATCCAACCGCCACGCACGGCTCAGACACCAGTCTCAAGGGTGGCTTTATGACCGGTTCGATGGGAAGCATGCCGGTTGATATAATGTGCGCGTTTGACTGGAGTAGTTTGCCGAGCGGGAAAACTATAAAATCAATGATATTGAGATTTTATAATGTAACTGCTATAACCGCAAGTGGGGACGAATGCTTTCTGCTTATAGGCAGTCTAGGGAAAGCATGGGCTGAAACTATTTCCTATAATGATTACCACAGCGGCGGAGGAGTTCAGTATCTAAACAATGCTAACATTCCAGGAAACCAGTATATAGAAGTTGACATAACAGATCGATTAGTAAGCCTTAGTTCCATAAGAGATTACGGTATATCAATTCAGTGGGAATCTGTAGTTGGTAACGGCATTCAACCGAATTATATCACTATACAATCCCGTGAAGCGGCAAATCCATCCATGCTGAGAATTACGTATGACGACGCTTTGCCGGATGCTCCAATACCAAAAGGACCAATAGGGGCAAGGGATAATAAATCTATTATCTGTTTTGAATGGGAATATAGCAGCTCTGTTGGGGACAAGCAAAGTAAATTTGATTTGCAATGGAGCGTAGATCAGCTTACTTGGACAACAATAACACGAACGTCAGTTAACAATTATTACGACATGCCTGCAAATACTCTGCCGGCGGGTAATATTTATTGGCGCGTTCGTTGTTACAACCCGTATAGTGAAGTCGGACCGTATTGTGCAACTCAATCGTTTTATGCGATTGGTGCGCCGCCGGTTCCAATAATAAACTCTGTACAGGCAAATTCTGCTCGCCCGATAATAGCATGGTCGGTCACTGGACAGCAGATTTATCAACTGCAGGTATTATCAGGAGATACTATTGTATATGATTCGGGTAACCAGCCGAGTATATCCGCAAGGCAGCATAAGGTTATGGCATTTCTTGCCGACGGGACGTATGCAGTACAACTCCATGTAAAAAACGAGTATGGCCTGTGGAGCGAGTGGGGAACTGCTTCTGTCACCATTGCTACAGTTAAACCTGTGAAACCTTTAATTACAGCGACGAAGACTCAATATGGCCAGCAATTCAAAGCAACACAGTATCCGGCCAGCTATGTTTTGCTTTATCGCGATGGAGCATGCATAGAAAAACAGATCAACAGATCTCCCGTCGATAATCTTGTGCGAAGCGGTAAAGGCGAGGAAGGCACGACACCATGGATATATGCTACAAGCGTAGCGACCCTTACTTTTGAAAGTGGAAAGTTTAAATTCGTTACCACATCGGCGAGGGTAGCAAATCAGGCTATAACGGTAAAGCCGAATACGAATTATTATTTATCAGGTAATGTATCGGGTACTGATGCTACTCTCAGGGCATATCACTCAGATGCTACGACTGTATTGAGAATTGGTCCTGGCTCGTTTAACACCGGCAGTAACACAACAATATGGGTCGCAATGAGAAACGGCAGCGCTACTACATCATACTTCGACAGTATTATGTTGGTTGAGGGAACGACGGCGCCGGCGCAATACAAGCCATATAATGAGGCTTATACGCTTAATGATAATGCTGTCGAAAATGGATCTGAACATACATATAAGGTCAGGGCTGTTACCGAGGGAAGCGCTGATGTATATAGTGATAGCGATTCGGTAACGGCGACTGTAGATTTCAAATATGCCCTGGTTGCTCCTGTATCTGACCTGACTAATGTGTTTTCCTTTACTAGTAGCCTAAACTCACCACCGAGACGAGTGTATGATAATGCTCCGGGAGGAGTGATGGTTCAATATGCCGGACGAAGATACCCTGTATGGGAACCAGATGAACATATGTCAGCTGGTTTATCTTGCGGTGCATTTTACCTCGAGACTTGGACAGAGTTTGAAGTATTTAAGGCTATGCATGATCTAAAGGAAACAGTGCTCTACCGTGATACAAAGGGCCGCAAGATATACGGTATTCTTACAAATCTGCAGGTAAGTGAAGAACGCCTGGGGTATACAGTCAGTTTTGTCGTCAACCAGGTCGATTATAACGAGGAAGTGGAGGTGTAGGCTATGCTCGATCTTGCTGTAAACGGATATACCAGGGACCAAGTAATTGATCAGTTGCATGGCCGTACAGGCAGTGAGGGCCTAAGAAAGTTCAGGTATGACCTCCTTAACAATGAAGACATAAAGATTGGAGAGGTGTTGGCTCAGTCCGGTAGGGTTGCACTAGATAGCCTAGGTGAAATCAAGAGGACAGCGGGATTCCGTATAACCGAACAGGAAGGGCAAGATATCGACTGGCTGAATGATAGGATTCAGCCAGTTTTTTGCTTACAAATGCCCGATAAGGGTTTTGCAGAGTGGCCACTCGGTATATTCTTGCTGCCTTCGCCGGATCGCAAGGATGAAAACAATAAGATAAAGCGCGATATTGAGGCTTACGATACGAGCCAGATACTAAAAGAGGATAAGTTTACAGATCGATATAGAATCGCCGCAGGTACAAAGTATACCGACGCAATAACAACGCTTTTGAATAGCTCGGAGATATGGAAAGTAAGAATAATCGCGCATACAGGTACGCTTGCCGCCGATAAAGAGTTCGAAATTGGTACGTCGAAGCTGCAGGCGATAAATCAGCTCCTAACCGAAATAAATTATACTAGCCTTTGGGTCGATGAGAATGGTTATTTCGTTTCTCAACCTTATGCTTTGCCGACAACTCAGGAAACAGAATACGAATACCGTAATGATGATATCAGCATAATTCATCCTGGCTCAGCGGAGACTTTGGATATATTTGCCTTACCGAATAAATGGGTACGGTATATCAGCAATCCAGATAAGGGAGTGACGCTTCGAAGCGAATATGTTAATGATTTGTCCTCATCACCTACGAGCACGGTGAACCGCGGGCGGACTATTGTTGACATCGAAAGCGTCGATGACATTTATGACCAGACTACACTCGATGCTTATGTAAAAAGAGTGGCATACGAAAAAAGCCAGGTATATGCAAAGTTTGACTTTTCCACAGCACTTATGCCACACCACAGTTTTCTGGACAGCTTGTTTATAGAACATACGCTCTACGGTATTTCTGATAAATATATCGAATCTTCATGGTCAATGGAACTTCAAACAAACGGCAGAATGACCCATAGCTGCAGGAAGGTGATTCAAATATGAGCGAGTACAGGATGGGTACTGTAACGACATTAGCCAGCGGAGCTCCTATGGTGACGTTCGACGGGGAGACAATTGCAAGTCAGAAGCTTTATAA